CATTCTTCGCTCAGGAAGAATTTTAAAAAGATGTTGCTTTAATTGCCGATATAAAAATATTTTTTTTCCATTTGACTTGGAAGCAAAGTGACATAATGCACTAGGTAATTTTATAGTGGAATTATCATATTGACCAATATGTTTAAAAAAATCAATATTATGTTTAATTATTTGATGAGTCCAAAATGGTTCTGAATATGCTTTGGTAACTTCTTTTAACAAAGAAATTAACAATGTAGATCCACAATGAGAAGTGTGATAGATTTGATTAATCATTTTTACCATGAAGTGTATATGCAAATTGTGTCATACAATATCTACCATATCCAGAAAAATAATCATTATCTGATATTTTTATTTCTCTGACACCATGATAAAAATATGATGGTGTAATAATACAAAGATTATTGTCACACGGTATTTGGTAGTTAAAATCTGGAAAATAAAGTTCTCCTCCAGAAAATTTCTTCGGAGTTTTGTTGAAATATGTGCAAGCTAATACATCAAATCCTGTATCTGCATGTGGTAAATAAGATTCCCCGTCATGATAATATCTGATTTTTGTAATATCATGATTTGCTCTTTCAAATTTTATATGATGTGGGCTTAATTTACCATAAATTTGTTTATAATTAAATAGTTTTCGATTTACATTTAAAATGTTTGATGTATTTCTGTCAAAATAAACATTGTCCAATTGAACTCCCAGGGCTGTTGTGTACGGATCTCCCTGTTTTATACCTGCTACTCCATAATCTTTAGGATTTAGTAATTTTCCTGGTTTAGTTAAAAAGTTAAGTTCTTCCCAGATCAATTCAAGTTCTTGATCATCATACATATTCTCCACAATTAAATGTGGAAAAGGTTCTTTTAATTCATGAATAATTGACATCAGAATACCAACTTCGCTCTTGAACTACGTTTTAGAAAGTTTAACTGCATGGCCTCATACTTAATCTTTTCTTTCAGTGGTTTTGAAATTAATTTGGGGACACTTTCCAAATCAATAGTATTTTTTTCACAAAAATAAACAATAGCATCAATATAATTCATGTTCAAATCGCTATGTACGAGACTCTCAATTTCTTGAGCAAATTTTGCTGAACAGAAAAACTTATCTTCGAATACTTTTTCAAGTTCATTCTGCATTGGATTTAAAAGATTAATGTACATTTATGCCATAAGTTTTTATCATCATAATACATAATAAACTATTTGTCAAGAATTTTTAATTTATCTGCGACAAATTTTTTAATATATTGAGTTAACAGACGAAGATATTTTTCTTTGTCCCTTTCTTCGTAGATTACACATTCTCCAGTTTCACATGTCATGATGATCACGAACTTTTTAACTGACAATCCAGTTAATTCGTGAAGCATACATGCGTATGCACAACACTGAACAAAGTAATGTTCGATCCACTCTTTTGGTTTTGGTTTTTTTGATGTTTTAAAATCGATAACTGATAGTTCACCATCATGTTCAGCTATGCAATCAACGGTTCCGGCAATACCCAAATATTTACTGTAAAGAGAACCTTCTAGCGCATAAATGTTATTTATGCGCTTTAATTCGGGAATTGCAACCTGAAATAACATCTCAGAAATTGGAAGAACATCTGAGTTGCAGTCCATATTACGAAGATACTGCTCAATCAAAGTATGAGTATCAGTTCCTCTTGATGTGGCTTTGCGAGTAATTTTATCTGCTTCTGCATCACCAATTCTTCTTCTCCAAGAAGCAAAAAATTCTTTATTAAAATGACTGATGACAGAAGTGATAGAGACTAATTTAATTGAGTCAGTCTCACCAGGAACACTATAATATCTTACTCCGTCAATTGTGTCTCTCTTCAATCTTGGGAGATCAACATCTACATGATTAAATTTCATCATAACCCAAGTTCAGATTTAGCAACAAGATATTCTTTACAAAGACCAGATCTCACAATGTCTTCTAATCCGAATTCAACCAATTCAAAAGATGGCATTTGATGCAAAATACGCATAAAATCAATGATACCATTCTTCTCATTTGTTTTGACTAAATCACTTTGAGTTGCATCTCCACAGAACATAATCTTTGTATTCTCACCTACACGAGTAATAATACTATCCAATTCGTGAAAATTCAAGTTTTGAAATTCGTCAACGATAATAACAGCATTATCAAGAGTTGTACCACGAATAAATGATGTACTCCAGAAACTAATTGTACCCTGATTTTTTAGATTACCATATAGCATTTCAAAATCAGATTCTGTTTGCATTTGAAACATGTATTTGACCATGTTCTTATATGGAATCTGATAGAGAGAAGACTTATCTTCATGATCGCCAGGAAGAAATCCAATCTCACGAGTAGCAACAAGAGATCTTACAATATAAATTTTTTCGTAAGGAGATTTTTCATTTAGGACATCCTGAAGTGCATTATATAATGTGATAAAAGTTTTACCAGTTCCTGCAGCTCCATAAGCAACAATATTTGCACCTTTATTATAAGCATCAAATAAAAGTTCTTGGTTGTCCGTTAATGGATCAATATTTCGAATATAATCAATATTGATTGGTTTTTTTCTTTTCATGACTCGGTTACTCATTCCAAAAGGGACAGGACTTGTTCCAATATCCGATGATTTTTTTCTTGTCATAATTAACTAAATGGTTTAATTTTTGCACCAGGCATTTTAGATGCCTTCCTTAATACATCATTCCATCCTGGATTTTTTTGAATGAGTTTGTCTGTCCATTCACCCACTTCCCCAAATCCAGCACAACCTTGAGACCAATCTTTTTCCCAATCTTGGTTGTCTTTTTTCCATTTATCATAATCAATCATTGACATGTAGAGTTCATTTGTCTCACCGGTTTTTGAATTCTTTACTGGATAAGTTGGCATAATATCAATTAATATGTAATGGTATTTATTCGAGAGTAATAGAAGGTGCATCTCCACACTCAGGGCAATCTTCACGAGTCCAACCAAGTGCTTCTGATACAGCAGGAAACTCACAAGTAAAGATACAACGAATTGCTTTTGCAATATCCATATGTTCTTTTTGAGTTCCATGAGCCGAACGCAGATTAATATAATGAATCCAAGAACGACAGGAGCCCGTCATATAGATGCGTGTGGGAGTTGCCAATGGGAGTACAAAACGAGCGCACTCCTTTGCTACCCCCTGACCTAGAAGATAATTGTAGACATCCTGAGCGTCCCTGAAGAGGTCTTGAACCATCTTATTCATCACAAATACTCTTTCCTCATCCAGGTCATCAATCGAGTTCTGGCGGTTCTTGGTGTCCTGTCTACGCAGTTCTGGAACGGGAATATCTTCCCCTAGAAGATTTGTGTCTGCGTATCGTTGCGAAAATTCTTGAAATGTAAATGAGCGGTGGCGAAGGATCTGGGCCGCTATACCACGATTCGTTTCAATCTCAAGAGTCATAGAAGACTGCTCAAACACAGACCAATGATTATGCTTAATACAATAAGCAAGTAACTTGGTATAGTTTTCGTTGTCTTGATTTGCAGGATTAGAAACTCGCGCAATATATGCCATTGTTTTTTCGGCATCGGGCGTAATCGAAATAAGTTTTATTGTCATTTAATTAAACTCCGTAATCATCATTATCTTCAAATACCTCATCATAATCTGAAAGATATGGTGTCATCTTATCACAATTCAAATAATTTTCAGTATTTGAATAGACTTCATTTTTTAAAGAATTAACAAGCAATTCTAAGTTTTGAACAATTAATTTTAGTTTTTCTTTGTCCATATGATAGTGTTATCTCCAGTTATTTTATCACAAAAAAAAGAAGGTGTAAACCCTCCAGTCCCATTCATCAAACACAAAATACCGTTGTAGTCAGTCATCAGTATTTTTCCAAACCATAAATACCATTCTTCTCAAGAATAGCAGAACAAGTATCAACAAAATCACCGCAACACATATAAGTCATCTTACCAAACTGACGAATGTTTGCATGATGAATGTGCCCGCAGATAATCCCACTATACTTCTTATCTTGTTGAACGCAATACCCAATAATATCATTCTCATACTTATCAATATAACTCTTTCCTCTTACACTATTTTTGAGGAAATACACCAAAGAAAACCGAAAAAACCTTTCCAACCAAATACTCAAAGGTGTGATAAGTTCATAACCTTTATTGAACATCAGTTGCTTCCAAGAGCCAGAAGAGAACTCTGAGTGCTTATCTCCGTGAGTGCAGAGATACTTATTCCCAACACTATCCTTATGAACGTATTCATCACACACCATAAAGTTCTTGTGCTCAAAGGTACAATACCTTCTGATAGCACCTTCGTGATTACCAAGAACATAAACAACTTCTGTGCCTTTCTTACACAAATCTAAAAGTGCATGAACACATTCGGTGTGCTCTCTTTTCCATCTGGTATTGTATTTCTCCATACAATAGATGTCTATGATGTCTCCCACCATCACAAGTTTCTTAGTTTTGAGTTCTTTGAGAAACTTCAGAAACTTTTCGGTATTGCATCTATCAGTTCCTAAATGAACATCAGAAATAAAAACAGTATTGTGAGTCATTTTAAACTCTCCAATACTTGAACAATAAATTTAATAGAGTTAGCATATTCCCTACCATCCATTCCACCCCGAACAAGATACCAAACTTCTTGAAGTCCCGCTTCAACACGTTCTTCTCTAGTCATTTCATTAAGAGTTTTGTATGCTGGTTCTTTAGTAACTGTTACTTCTTCTTCTCGTTTTGTTGCTTCTTCAAGCATTTCTTCGTGTGTCATAAATCCATCAGTCATCTTTCAATATATGATAAAGTATGATTTGTTGAGTGTAGTTGCTCAATAATTATATCACATCCAATCTTCGGATCACAATCTCCACAAGTATAAACATCTACTGCTGCTTTGCCAGATTCTGGCCAAGTATGAATACTGATATGACTTTCTGATAGCAAACAGATTACAGTGACTCCTTGAGGATCAAACTTTTTTGATATAGTTTGAATCACTGTTGCACCACTAGCGGTCGCAGCATGTTCTAATAAATCTATAAGACATTTTTCATCGTTCAAAAGAACAAATGAACATCCATATAAAGTTAAAAAATAATGCTTACCCATCTTCATCAAGTTCTTTTAATAAATTTTTAATACGATTTTCTGTTCCGTCAATTGTTTTAATCTTAAAGATATTTGATTTTTGATATTTTTTGAGTTTTTTATAAACCTTTAAAATTTCTTGAAGTTCATCTTTATTGATAGATACTTCAAGTTTTTCTTCACTGAATCCTGCGCTCATTTCTTTTTTTTCTCAGTTTTAGATTTCCAAAAGTTTGAATTCACTTTTCCCTCTGTCCATGATATATCCTTTAAACCTTCACGATATTTATCCCAATACGCATCGAAGGGATCAACTTTTTTATTACAAATTACAATATCATAAAAGGTTTCTTCATCAGAGATATAAGTAACAAGATACGAATTTAGAGGCAATGATTTATCGTTTGCTTTTGATTTTTCACATTTCTGATGAAGAACATAATGCATTAGGAACGCCCACCCCAAGTAATATCTGGATAAGATTCTTTAACAAGATCAATACTAATATCATACTTATCAGTAAGTTTCTTATCCTTTACAAGGCAGAGAATCTCAGCTTCATCTGGATACAAACCCTCTAAAATTTGTATGAAAATACTTTCTCTGCGGATAGTTGGAAGAGTATCATTTCCACCTTTTACAAAATTATAAAAATGTTTGAACTCACGTCTTAAAGAAGAGTGATCAGTTCCCAATGGATTTTCGTTCGGTTTAAATGGCACTTCTCCAGGAGGGAGAACAGTGATAACTGAGTCATCAAAGTTCCAAATGAATAGCGATTTTAACGCATCATTTTTATACTCTTTCAGAACTTCAACTTTTTTTTCATTTGTTTTTTGGTTTGCAGCAAGATCTAAGATCTCGTGCATAAAGGGATTTGGGGGAAGTTTAGTAGTAGTTTCTATTGAATTACTCGTCTTCCTCGTCTTCGTCGTAGTCATAATTGTTTTCAAATCTAACAGCTAAAATTTCGTCGGGAATGATGTTTCCATTTGAGTCAAACATCTCTGGATGCATATACACTGGAGATGTTTGATAAAAATGTTCTTTGGCCATCCATCCTATTACACCACCAACAAAAAAGAACATAATTGAAACTAATGTGCCGATGGTAAGTGTTACTGCTAACATTTTAGTTCTCCAGAGAGTTTATATTTTCCTAATGTCGAAGTTAAATTCGATAAAGAAATGAAACTCTCTTTTGAAAAAAGAGATCATTTTACCAAACTTTACTTGAAAAGTTTTTGGTTTTGATACTCTCCCCCTTCTATTGCGTAGTAGTAACTCAACTCCCCGATTTATTTGGGGTTCATTTCTATTTAGTTTCTTTTTTTCGGCGCCCACGTCTCTTGTCATGATTATATTTCCAGGCATCTTCTAAAATACCATAAAGATATTCTTTGATTTTTCTTGCTATTGGTTTTGGAATATGACCATAAGCTTCGCGCAATTGTTTATGTTCTTGATCTGCACCACCCTCAAGATATACATTAAGATCATCTACAATTTCAGAGAGTTGTCTAGCAGTCGCACTTTCAATAAATGCTTCTACTTCTATTTTTTTAGATCCGCGAATTTTAAGATAATCATAAAATTTCATTACAAATCGACCATTAAAAGCATAATCAATTGCTTTCTCTACATCAAAATAAATTTCTTGAAGGTTGTTTTCCATTAAACCAAATTCTGTTCCTTCAGATACTTAACGGTATCGGTACATCCACCAATATGCTGTTCATTAACAATCACTTGTGGGAAGGTAGAACCTTCTCCAAATTCTGTATAGAATTCTTCTCTTGTAAAATCAGTATTCAATTTGTAGACAACGCATTGTAACTCAGCCAATTGTAGCACCTGCTCCACTTTTGTGCAATATGGGCAACCGTCTTTTGAATAAATTGTAAACTTCATAATACTAGCTTGCATTGTTTTTTCTAGGTCTATAGGCATAAAGATTTTCAGGCTTTTCGGGTTTCATCCACTCGTATAATTTATAAAGTTTTTCTTCTTCAAAAAAATCTTGTGAGCAATACCAGTCTTCCCAAAAAGTATGCCCTTTAGATTGATTACAAGAATGACAGCAGGCAACTACATTCGTTTTAATATCTAAACCACCTTTACATTGAGGTATAACGTGGTCTAGTGTAATGTCTTCTTTTGATTCGCAATAAGCACACTCGTGATTCCAGGCATCTTTTATATTTTGTCTCCATAATCGTTTTGCTCCCGATTTATTTGTTGCCTGAAGATTAAACAGATAGTCCTTAGGCGAATGCAGAGGAACCATAAGTAGTTGCAACTTATGAATATTTATTCTTAGTTTTCATAACTTTTATCAACTCGTTATTATCTATATTCAAAATCACATGCAAGTACGTATCTTTTAGAATTTGATTGAATTTTTCCTGGTCTATGAATCAA